CGACGAGTACCACAAGTTCGTCCCCAGCACGAACGAAGTCGCGTATCTCTACCAGCGGCTCAAAGGGCTGGTAATCGTCAAGCACAAGAAGGACTGCCTCCACCTGCCCGAGAAACGATACCGCAAGGTTGTCTGCAAGCCCACGGCCAGCGTCTTGCGCGTGGCTCAGTCCATCGCCCAGGCGGCCCCCAACGCCGTGACTGGAATGACCCTGCTGCGGGAACTGAGCGACGGATTCCAGTACCGCGAAGTCCAGGACGGTATGACGACCTGCACGCACTGCACGGCCGGCACGGTTGCCGAATGGGTGGACTCGGATGATCCCGAGGCCACCTACGAGGCCATTGACATGCTGGACGCCGACTTGGTGGCCCGACTGGTCAAAAAGACGGTTCCTTGCCCGCTGTGCGACGGCAAGCGGGAAGTTCCCAAGATGGTGCGAATCACGCGGGAAGTGCCCTGCCCGAAGGATGCCGCCCTGAAGATGCTGCTGGACGAGAACGAGGAAGTCGGGCGACTGGTGATTTTCGCCGGCTTCACCGGTTCCGTGGATCGCATTGTCAAGCTGTGCCTCAAGGAAAAGTGGGATGTGGTGCGCTGCGACCAGGGCAACTTCCAAGTCTTCACGGCCAAGAGCGACAGCCCGGAAGGCGTCGTGGAGACCGGGGAAGAGCCGTTGGATTACTGGGCCAACTTGGAAGGGCACGGCAAGGTTGCCTTCGTGGCCAATCCTGAATCGGGCGGCATGAGCCTGACGTTGGTGGAAGCCCGCATGGCGGTGTACTGGTCCAACTCGTGGAAGCCGGAGTACCGCGTGCAAAGCGAGGATCGCATCCATCGCAAGGGCATGGACGAGAACCTGGGATGCACCATTGTAGACCTGATCCATCTGCCGAGCGACAACCGCGTGCTGGACGTGATTCGCGCCAACCGCAAGTTGGAACTGATGACGATGGGCGAAATCCTCCAAGGCGTCGATTGGAAGGATGCCGGCGAGGAAGGCGAAATCTCCGTGGAGGAGGTTGCCTCGTGAACCCTGTTCAATGCACTGTCACCTTGAGCACGGGACGCTGGCAGACGGTGCCAACGCTCGCTGCCGTCCGCAACATCCTGGAGCTTTACTTTAGAAGTAAATTGCAGGCTGTGGAGGCGGTAGAGCCGAAGCCGGATGCTGTGTTGCAACTCGACGTGACGGCCTGTACTGGCTGGGGCTACGGACACGAGGAGGCGGTGCGTGACCGAATCGTGGAAGCATTGCTGCGGCGTTTCCGACCGGAGTACGAGAGCATGGTTGAAGTCGAAATCGTCTGCGAGCCGGAAGAGCTGTCCAACGACCCATTTGAATACGGTCAGGATGAGTTGGATGATCTGGACGACTTCGGCGGTTTCTACGGCGTTCAACGAGTCTGGCATTGATGTGTGGAAATCCTTAACCCTCTGGAGTTGCAACAATGAAGTACGTGCTGTTGGTCCTGACCCTGATCGCTTTGGCCGCCGGCCCAGCGGTTGCCAGCGTTCCCGAAGATTTGCAGCGTGTGAGTGTTACCATCAAGGCCGGTAATGCCCAAGGCTCCGGCACCCTCGTAACCCGGAAGATCGGCGATGATACCGTGACCTTTATCTGGACGGCCGCTCACGTCGTCGATGGGCTTCGCGCCACCCGCACGGTGGTCACGCCGCAAGGCACTCCCAGAATTCTCGTCGAGTACCGCGATGCCGAGATTGTCCAAGAGCGGCAGCAAGATGGTCGCCGAGTGGGTGAGGTCAAATACGACTGCAAGATCATCAAGGTTAGCGATGCCGACTACGGTGAAGACTTGGCAGTGCTCATGGTCCGTTGCAAAGGGGCGTACCCACTCAACATCTGCGCCAAGTTCCATAAAGACCCGAACTACATCCCGCCGATCGGCGTCGATCTGAGCCATTGCGGAAGTTTGATGGGCCAGTTCGGAGCCAATAGCTACACCACCGGCGTCTTGAGCCAGACGGGCCGCACCCTGCCGATGAAGGGAGCAAACGTCAAGGTCCTCGACCAAGTGACGGCCGTTGCGTTCCCCGGCTCATCTGGCGGCGGCATCTTCCTGAAGGAGAACGGCGAGTACATCGGCATGTTGACCCAGGGTGTGATGAAGCTACAAGGCTTCAATTTCATCGTCCCGGTGCGGCGCATCCACGCCTGGGCCAAGGACGCCAAGATCGAGTGGGCCATCAATCCCGATGTGCCAATGCCGTCGCTCAAAGAGATCGACGCGATTTCCGTGGAAGACGCCGGCCAATCACCGGGCGGCTATCCGCAACGCAATCCGGCCGGCGGCCCAGACGAAGGCGTACCGGCCTTCAAGCCGCCGTTCAACTTCGACGACGCCATCCAGTGGGTCGAGAAGTTTATTCGCTATCACCGCGCGGGCTAGTCGGTCCTCTTGCGTCTGCCCTATCTCCGCCTCTTGTGACCGACAGCACTTGAGCCGGGTGGCGACGGGCAGCGCCACCCGGCCTCTCTAAACCACGGACCAGCCAGCGCGATACGGAGATACCATGAAGCTGACAAAGAAGCAGGTTGAGCAGATCAAGCGAGCCATTGCGGACGGTGAAAAGCAGCCGGACATTGGCAAGCGGTTCAAGGTCAGCCGCAGCAGTGTATCGGACATCGCCACGGGCCGTAGCCATAAGGACGTACCGTGGCCTAACGGCGAACCACCGACACCCAAGCGGGCTGGCGGCCAGCACAAGGCCATCCCCGACTATGATCCTACGGACGCCCGCATCCTGGAACTGGACGCCGAGATCGTCCATCTGACCGAAGAGCGCAACCGCGAGCGGCAGAGGGTCAAGGCCGGGGCGAAGATCGCCGGCCTTTTCAAGGCCATCACAGCGGAAATGGATCAGCGCATCAAGCCGCTATCGCCGCTCCCCTCACAGCTTGAGTACCGCCGCAAGGCCCAGATCGTCGAACACTGCGTTATGCACCTTTCGGACGGCCACCACGATCAAGTCGTGCGGCCGGAGGAAGTCGGCGGTCTGGAAGATTACAGCTTCCCCGTCTCGTGTTGCCGCGCCGAGCGCTACGTCAACACCGTCGTGGAATGGACCCAGGACACCTTGGCCCCGAAGTTCTACTTCCCGGTGCTATGGGTGCTGGCCTACGGGGATTATACCAGCGGCGAAATCCACAAGGCGTGCGAGCGGTCGTATTACCGCAACCAATTCAAGAACTGCCTGGCCATCGGCCAGTTGCACGCCTTGATGTACCGCGACCTGGCAGCCCACTTCGAGGAGGTCAACGTCCTGTACTTGGCCGGCAACCACGGCCGGCGGACCCCAAAGAAAGACTACCTCGGCGCGCACGACAACTGGGACTATCTCTGCGGGGAAGTCGCCCGGCTGCATTGCCGTGACCTGGGCAATGTCCACTTTAACATCCCGGATGCGTGGAGCGCCAACGTCAATATCAACGGCGTCGGCTTCAACGTGTCGCATGGCGACGATGTTCGCTCGAACCTGGGCATTCCTTGGTACGGCATGGTCCGGCGGCAAAAGGGCCTAATCGCCCTGGGCGCAGCGGCCGGCGCTCAGCACTGCCGCTATTTTTGCGTCGGCCACCATCATGCCGCCAGCGTCCTGTCGGACGTGGATGGCGAACTGTTGGTCAATGGCTCGTGGGTAGGCACCGACGCCTTTGCCTACAACTCGCTGTCCGGCTACCGCGAGCCATCGCAATGGCTGCACGGCGTCAATCCCAAGCATGGCATCACATGGCGGATGAATTGCAAGTTGCGCCATGAGAACGAGAAGTCTGGTCCCAAGCGCTATCTGATCGACGGTGGCCGCGACGTGGGGCCGCTGAAGACATGATGATCGTACCCTGCTTCCAGGATGAGTGCGTCACCTTATACCAAGGCGACTGTCGCGCGGCGCTCGCGGGCCTTGCTGAAGCGAGCTTCGCGTGTTGCGTCACGTCGCCTCCCTACTGGGGCCTACGAGATTACGGGACCGAGGGGCAGATCGGCTTGGAGGAGACGTTGGAGAACTATGTCGCCACACTGGTTGACGTGTTCCATGAAACCCGGCGAGTGTTACGGCGAGATGGCGTTCTCTGGCTCAATCTTGGCGACGCCTACAACGCCTATAACGGCAATCGCGGCCCGTCAAGGGGCAAGGTGAATCGGCGGCATCACGAGTTCATGCCGGCGCTGCCCAAAGGGCATGGATTGACCTGCAAGACCCTGAAGCCGAAGGATTTGATCGGAATTCCGTGGCGGGTCGCCCTCGCCTTGCAGCGCGACGGCTGGTATCTGCGCGGAGACGTTATCTGGCACAAACCCAATCCCACACCCGAGCGTGTCAAGGATCGGCCCCACAGGTCGCACGAGTATCTGTTCCTGTTCAGCAAGTCCGACCGCTACAGCTTTGTGCTGCCGAAAGACCGGCGGACCAGTGTGTGGACGGTGCCCACGAAACCTTACAAGGGGCATCGCGCGGTGTTCCCGCCCCAGTTGATCGAACCTTGCATTTTCGCGGGCAGCCGACCCGGCGACGTAGTGCTCGATCCCTTTGCTGGCAGTGGCACCACTTTGGCGACGGCAGCCCAGACTGGCCGAAAGGCAGTCGGCGTAGAACTTAACCCGGATTTTTGCACCCTGATTGTGGAGCGTTTGCGTCATGCCCATTCATCGAACGACAAAAGACGGTAAGCCGGCGCTCCAGTACGGCACCCACGGTGCCAAGTACG